CACGCCAGAAAGCGCCCCCGCCCAGGCCGGGAGGCCAGGAGCGGGGGCGCGTGGAGCGCGCAGAATCAGGCGGCCGGCAACGCACCGACCCCTAGGCGGGTGGCCAGCCAGTTCATGCCCTCTGGGGTTAGAAAGGTTTGCTCGACCGTCTTGAATCCGGCCTGAACGAGCTTGACCTTCGCCCGGCCGGCCGCCACGTGCTCGTGGTACGGGATGCGGCCGTTCTGCACCTGGAGGAATCGCATCTGGTCGGAGCGCAGGAGCTCCATGAATTTGGTGCGTCCCAGCCCGCCAGTGACGTCGTGGAAGGCACTGGCGGCAGCACCCAGGTCGATGAGCCCCTCAGAGTTGCAAAGGGCATCCCATTTGCCCGCTTTAGGCTTGGCGACAGCCAATTCCTTCTTGGTGGTGACGAGTTCGCGCGCTGCTTCCACGTACCGCTCGGCAAGCGCAAGGATGCCTTCCGGGCTGGATACGTCGGCCTGAGGCTGGGTGAGTTCGGCTTCCCGGGTCTTGACCGCGAAGTAGGTCTTGGCCGCGGCTACTTCGGGCTTGCGGCCGTCGCCGGCGAGAGCCACGTGGTAGGCACCGAAGCGGGTGAGGCGGTAGTCCTTGACCTGCTGCTGTCCCCAGCGGCCACCCTTGATCACTTTCGTGGCACCCCGAAAGTGATCAAGGGCGTCGAGACCAGCAGCGTCAACGGTCTCGATCGCCCGCTGAACAACCTTGTCGAAGAACTCCCAGCGGTCATAGCCCATGAGCTGTTGCAGGTTGCGGGCTGACCAGCACTCCCGGCCGTTGTGGTCCAGAAGCATGATTTTGTCAAAAGGCGAGCCCGGGTTGTTGTCGCTGAGGGCGGGCAGGCTAAGCTGATGCTGATCCATGGAGCGCTATCTCCTTGAGTCCATTGCCCCCGGCGGACCCACCCGCGCGGGGGCACAGCTGTTCCGGCAGACCGTATGGTTCCGATCTGGACGACTATCGTATCGGTCATGGCGACATCCGCTCGGGTGTTCATCCCCCGGCGAAGCTTTGAAGAGCCCTGCAGATAAGGACGTTGCCTCGGATGAGCGCTAGCGAGTCGATTGCCTCGGACGCATAAAAGCGCCCCCGCACCCGGCCCGGAGGCCAGGAGCGGGGGCGCAGTCAGTGTTGGAAGAGGGCGAACAAGCCGGCCGCGGCACCCGCCGCCCCGGCGAGAGCCCCCACAGTCGGCAGCGGCCAGCGGGCTCCCTCCAGGCGCCGCAGCCGCGTCTCGTGGTCGGCCAGCTCGTCGCCGATGGCCTTGTTGTCAGTAAGGAGCCCGTCGAGCTTCACCTCGACGCGGGAGACGGCGTCGTGCAATGACCTCATCTCCTGGTACATCTGCGCGGTCGTGATGAACACGCCCGGGTCTTGCGGCGTCACGGGCTCAGACCCGGCGGGACAGGGACGCGCTGTTCTGGTCGCCGACCACGCGGGCGATGACGCCCTTGACGAGGGCGAGGGCGGCGGCGACACCGCCCATCGCGGCGGACTGCCACATGTCCAGGTCGAACGGGCTGGTGAGGACGAGGGCGCCGATGAACGCCTGCAGGAACGTGGTGACGACACGCTCCGCGAGGTCACGGCCGTAGGCGGCGGCGGAACGGCCGAGGCTGTCGAAGCGGGGCAGGGACATGGTGGTATCCGTTCTCAAAGAAGTTGAACCGCGGGCGCGGGCGCGCCTGCGGGGATCTCAGGCGACGACGCGGAACCCGTGGGCCTTGCCGAGCGCCTCGAGGCTGGCCTTGCCGGGGAGGCCGTCGCAGTCCTTGCTGGTCCAGCGCAGCTTGTGGCGCTCGCTGTACCGGCGCTGCCACTTCGCATACGCGGTAACCGTCGCGGTGCCGTAGTGGCCATCCGCCAGGCTCTTCGCCAGGAGCCCCTCGGCAACCAGCGCAGCCTCCACGGTCTTCACACCCGCGTAGGTGACCGGGGTGCCCTTCGCCGCAGGGTTCCGGCGCGCCGCGTCGGCCAGCTTCGACAGGTCCACGCTCGGCTGCGACGCGGGCTTCACAGCCGGCTTGCCCGGCTGTGCGGCGGTGGGCTTCTTCGCCAGCTGGGCGCGGACGTCGGCGCGGAAGCCGTCCATGTCGAAGCTGGGGTCGATCTTCCCGGGCTGGACTTCCTTGTGCCCCGCGATGGACTTCTCGGTCCAGCCGTGTGCGCGGCAGATCGCGGCGGCCCACAGCACGGCCTGCCGGTACTGCTCCGCCGGGTACGGGTCCTTGCCGGTCCCGAGGTTCTCTATCTCCAGGCCGTACAGCAGGTCGTTGCCATCGATGTCCGCCCGGTCGTCATGTGGCAGGGCGCGCTCGGCGATGACCGCGGCGATGACGTCGGAGTCGACGAGCCCGGCGTGGTTGGCCCGCCCGTTGCCGACCATCCATAGGCCCTTGGTCTTGCCGAGCCAGGCGTGGCACAGCGGCCCCGGCAGGTCCGGGCGGCCCTTGTAGCAGACCTCGAGGTCGTCGTGGCCTGCGGTGTGGTGGATGAGGACGCCGTGCACCGGGCCGAACGGCTTGCCGGTGGCCTGGTCGCGGTTGTGGGTGCGCCAGCCGGCGTGCTCGTGCACGGTCAGGCCCTCCGCCTTGAGGGCCTTGAGCATCTGATCGGCGGTCAGCGGTGTCGCCATACGGGGCCCTCCTGGGCATGAAAAAGGCCCCGGCCGGTGGCTCGGGGCTGGTGTGGGCGGGCGGGATGTCGTTAGGACTGGACAGGGACGGGTTGGGTGCTGGTGTCCGTCTTCTCGACTCGGACTCCGTTGGCGCCCATGCTGGCGATCAGGCCGGCGAGAGCCTGGATGACGTCGTCCTCGGTTTCCGCTCCGGGAAGCCCGCCCGCGAGACCGATCTGCAGACGGACCTCGAGGTAGACGCCCTTCTCGGAGAAGCCGTCTCCGCTGATGAGGTAGTACGGGTATTCGTGCATGCGGGCTCCTTTAGGCGATGCGTGTGGCGCGGGCGAAGGATCTGGCCGCGACGCGGGTCTGGCCAGCGTTCGATGTGACCTGGGCCCACTGGATGGCGACGGTCCCCGCGGTCGCGCCGGTGACGACGTCACCGGTCTCCCAAACCATCAACTGGTTGGTGTTGGTGCGGTTCCCGTAGGCGCACGTTGTGGAGAAGCCGTGGACGCCCCAGCGGCCGTCGCCTTCAGCGTCCAGGCTGGCTACGCCGGAGGCGGATCCCCAGGCAGAGCGCAGGCCGCCCGCGCCGGGCGGGACGGTCCACGCCGTCTTGAAGCCGGCGGCGGTGACCGTGGCGTAGTGGACGAAGAACTCGACGAAGTAGGTGGCGTTGGCCTCCAGCGGGATCTGGAGGTCTGGGTCGTCGGCCAGTGTGGCGGTCGAGGTCCGGAGGGTGTCTGCTGTTTTGTACGCCGTGAGTGGCAGCATGCTGCGGAGCAGACCGGCGGTGATGCGCTGCCCGGCCGCAATCGCGGGGTAGGCCATGGTTCTCCTTACAGGGCGATGTGAGCGGGCTGGGCGAGACGCACGTCGGTGCCGGCCGACTGGGCCTTGACGACGCTGTTGACGGACCGGGTGACGGTGAACGTTTGCGGCGACGACGTGCCGACGATGTTGGTGACGGTCATCACCTCGCCACCGACCTTGATGTCGAATGGGAACTCGGCCGGGGCGGTGGTCCACGGGGGTCCCGCCGTTGTGGCCACGGACAGCGTGGTCGCCGTGCTGGTCACGGACGATGCGAGTTGGCTGCCGTCGGTGTCCGCGCGCCCGTACACCGGGTCGTCGGCATGGGCCACGCCCCACGGCCCGGCCGGGGAGCATACGTAGGTGATGTCCCACGTAGTCGGCGTGATCGTCTCCGTGTAGCCCTCGATGACCAAGGAAATCGGGTCGGGTGGCAGGCTGCTCGGCGGGTTGCTGATCTGGATACGGTCGTGGATGTCGACTGCGGTCGCCGGGTCGATCAGCGGGGCCGCCGCCGGCTTGGTGAGGCTGACGCGGACGCTCGGGTAGCGGGCCTCGTCCCAGGTGCCCAGGTGCAGCCGCCATCCGGCCTGGTCGGCGCACTGGTCGTCGGTGGCGAGGGACAGGGTCACGGAGTCGTCATAGCGACCAACGCCGAGCGGTGGGGGCTGCGTCGACAGCGGGCCGATGTCGAGGGTGGCGCGCGCCGAGGACCCGCCGTCCCGGACGACGGTGCGGTCGTTGCGGACGTTGCGGTCATCGTCGACCGGCTCGAACGGCGGCGCCAGCCCCGGCGCGCCGTAGACCAGGGCGAGGCCGACGGCCTGGTTGTAGTGGCTGGCCCGGTCCCGGTACCGCAGCGCGGCCGCGTCCCGGGCCTCGTACAGCACGCCGCCGTCCGCGTCAGCCGCGGCCTGCAGCGTCGCCAGCAGCGCGTTCGGGCGCTGCGGGCCGAGGGGGACCTGCAGGGTGGTGTCGCCGTACACCGTCAGCGGCAGCGCCTCCTCGGTGCGGAGCCGGTCAATGCGGGCGCCCGCGGTCTCCCCGGTGAACCCGTGGTCGGCGGAGTTGTAGATGAACGAGTTCGCGGCGCTGAACGCCGCGACATGGCCGATGCGGGTGCCCGCGATGTCGGCGTGCCAGCCTTCGGTGCCCACCGAGGTGATACGGCCGACGGTGCCCGCAACGGTGCCCGCGCGGGACCCTCCGACGCCGCCGATGGGCACGAAGCCGATGGTCCAGTCGATGTTGCCGCCGTTCTGGGTGGCGAACAGGCGCCAGCGGGTCCAGGCGCCGAACACCCCGAACCCGTCGAGGAACGTGATGTCGTTGATGATCTCGGTGCCGTCCACGTCGTAGCCGTGGAGCTCGGCGTTGGTGCCGGCCAGCATGAGCCGCCACCGGGCGACGGTCCCGGTGGTGTACCAGTTGAGGAGGGTTCTTGAGGTGGCGGGTCCGGCGTCGCACTTGAACACGAACTCGGTGTGCCACGACGTCGTGGCGCCGGTGGGGGCCGCCGGGACGACGCCGGTGCAGGCGCCGCCGCCCCGGATCGCGGGCAGGGCGGACGAGCCGGCGAGGGTGTCGTCTGCAGCCCAGTCGACGCCGGTGATGGTCATCGGCCGGACCTTGTTGAGGGGGCTGTAGGCCTGCGTGGCGTACTGGCCCTCCTCCAGTGGCCAGTAGGCGAGGAGAGTGGCGTCGGAGGGGATACGGCGGCGCAGCGTGGACTGCAGCTGTTTGGAGCCCTGGTTGAGGCGGCGCAGGATGCCGGCGGCCTGGATCGTGACGCGTTCGTCGCCGCCGGAGGGGTGCCAGCGCGGCGGCCACTCGCTGACCTCGCCGAGGAACCGGATGTGCTTGTTGGTGATGGCGGCGGTGCCTTCGACCAGCCAGGTCCGGCCGGAGCCGTCGGTGAAGCTGCTGGCACCAGCGGTCTGTGCGGTGAAGTCGGGGTTCGCTACCAGGGTGCCGCCGATGCCGTTGCGGACCTGAATGGAGTGGTAGCGGCGGGCGGGGTTGCCGATGGCAAGGGTCGTGATGTCGCCGACCTCGAGGTTCGCCGTGCTGTTGAAGATGCTCGTCGTGCCGGCACCGGTGACGGGGTCGCCGAGCTGGGTCCACGGCCCGGCCATGGTGGGCGCGGTGTAGAAGGTCAGGGTCCAGCCGCCGGAGCCGTTGTCGACGTCGAGGGTGGCACGGATCGCGCCGCGCTGCCCCGGCCGGAACGGCACCGGCGCGGTTGAGTTGACCAGGTTGAAGTCGGCGCCGGTGGTGGACCAGCCGAACTGGATGGTGCCGCTGCCGTTGGCCAACAGACGCCATGACCGGTTGTTGGTGGCGGTGTTGTACTTGGCCATGACCTCCCAGCCCTGGAGGTCCCAGACGCCGGCCCATCCGGCGGGGGTGAGGTCGGCGCGGACGTCGATGTCGCCGGTGACGTCGATAGCCGCAGTGTCGAGGACTTTGGCGCGGCCTGCACCGCCGTCCGGAATGTTGAGGGCCTTGCTACCCGCGGCCACCGACACCCTGATCGGTGTGTTACGGCCGATCAGCCCGTAGTACGGCGACGCTGGCTGGCGGGGGGAGAATTTGCCACCGGCATTGTTCAGGGTAAGCGTGCAGGTCCCTGGGTCGATGGTGGAGCCCTCGCCGGTGCTGCCGCGGGTGATGGTGATCCCGTCTTCGGAGTAGACGTCACCTGCTGCGGTGAGGTCGATCCAGGTGGAGCCGACCTGCAGCTCCACCTGTGTCGAGTGCGTCACGGAGTTACCCCCCTGCCGAGGACGAGTTGGACGTTGCCGCCGCGGTGGGCGATCTCCCCGCGGAACGGGTCGACCAGCGCGCGGGCCATGACGCGGCCGTCCATGAGGACGTTGATCTGTACGGGCCTGCCGCCCGCGGGCGTGCCTGTGGGGCCGGGAGCGGTGCCGATCGTGGCCATGCCGGGCAGGCCGTCGGTTAGGCCGCCGAGCTGCCGCTGCACGGCTGGGAACCGGTCGCTGAGGCCAGCCTCGAAGCCCTCCATGACGAGCCGGCCAGCGCCCCGCAGGATCGTCGCGTCCCGCTCGGCCGGGCCCTTCCAGCTCGGGAGCATGCTGGTGAGCTGCGACAGCGTGCTGCGGACGTCGCCGAAGCGGCGGCGGATGCCGTCGATGAACCCGCCGATCAGGCGACGACCGGCAGTGACCAGCGTGCTGCCGATGCTGCCCAGAGCCCGTGACGCCCGCCCCGGGAGGCCACTGACCGCAGACACCGCGTCGGAGATCCCACTCCGGATCGCGCGGAGCATAGCCGATGCCGCGTCCCGGGCCCGCCCGGCGATGCTGGACGCGAGGCTGCCGAGCGCGCGAAACGCCTTGCCGGGCAGGCCGGCGAACCAGGACACGATGCTGCGGATCATGTCGGGGATCACGGAGTGCCCGACGAGGTGGTCCGACAGCCATTCGAACTTGTCAGCGATCCACTCCGTCACGCTGCGGACGGCGTCGATCGCGGGCTGCAGCTTGGCCTTCATCTGCTTGAGCCAGTCGACCAGCTTGTTCAACGCCTTCAACACCCGCACGGTGATGGCGGTCTGGATCGCGATGAACTTCGTCGCCAGCTCGATCAGCGGCGGCAGCAGCGGCAGCAGCGCCGGCAGCAGCTCCGTGATGACCATCGTGGCCAGCTCGGTCAGGTCGGGGAGCAGCGGCGCGAGCGCCTCCAGGATCTCCCCGAACGACTCGCCGAGCTCGATCAACAGGGGCGTGATCTGCGGGATGACCGGTGCCAGGTCCCGCGCAAGCTGGACGATCAGGTCGCCGTTCTGGGTGACCAGTTCGACGATGACCGCGGCCAGGCCCTCGATGATCGGGGTGAGGGCGGGCCCGAGCGCCTTGGCCAGCTCAGAGATGATCGGCGCGAGCTGCTTGGCGACCTGGCTGATCGTCTTGAAGACGGGGGTGAGGGGCGGCAGGAGGTCGGCGATGAGGTCGCCGACCACCGGGATGAGCGGCGCGAACGCCTCGACGAGGTCACCGACCGCGGTGGCCGCGGCTTCCAGCACCGGGCCGAGGGCCTTGATGATGGGCTTGAGGGCGCTGCCGAGCGCGCTGATCAGGATCTTCGCCGGGGGCCCGAGCGCGGCGAACACCGGGGCGAGGCCCTTGAGGGCGTCGATGAGGAGTGGCGCGGCCTCCTTGGCGAGCGTGCCGAAGACGCTGAACAGGGCCTTGAGCCCGGACTGCACTTCGGGGCTGGCGACCGCGTCGGCGATGGCGCCGGTAATGGTCTCCAGGGTGTTCAGGAAGCCGCCGCCGGACGTGTCGGCCGCGTCGAAGATGCTGCCGATGATGCGGCCCACGTTCGCGCCGATCGTGGCGAGCTGCCCGATCAGGTCGATGGCCGTCTCGATCGCGTCCTGCAGCGCGCCCGACCGGAACGCACCGCCGAGCTTCTCTCCGATACGGGCCGCGGCGTCGGCTGCTGCCGCCGTCAGCCGGTCGAAGCTGGGACCTGCTGCTGCGGCAAGCTGGCCGAACGCGGTGACAACGATCCCTGGGATGCCGCTGAGGTTGTGCAGGCCCTTCGACGCGGACGCCATGGCCTTGCCGAGGGTGCCGTTGTCGGCGAGCTCCCGCCCACTGTCCAGCGCGCCCAGGGCCATAGCGTTGAGCGCGCCCGCGGAGTTGACGAGCTCGCGGTGCAGGACCGGCAGGATGGAGCGGGCCGTGACGGTGAGCCGGTCGGCGAGGTCCTTGAAGAGGCGGTTCTGTACGTCCAGGCGGAGCCTGTCCAGCTGGGGCTTGAGGGCGATGATGGCCTGCACGAACGCCCGCGCGTTCGGCGCGAGCTTCGCCAGGGCCTCAGCGAGCGGGTCGACGCCACCACCCGCCGCGCTCGCGGCCCCCTGTGCGAGGGCTTCCTGCGCGCGGGCAATGGCCTCCAGGCCGTCCTTCGCGGTGCGGGCCTGCTCGCGCTGGGCATCGGCGAGGTCGCGGGTGCGGTCCTGCACGTCCCGGTTTGCGCGCGCGAGGCGGTCCTTCGCGGAGGTGACCGCGTCCGTGCCCTCCACGCCCGCCTGGTTGGCCTTCTTGGTGTCCTCGCGGAGCCGCCGGGTGTCGGTCTGCTGCTCCTTGAGGCGCTGCACGGCCCGCTCGTAGGCGAGCTGCGCGGCGTCGATCTCGTCCTGCGACGCGTCGGAGCTCGCCAGGCGGATGCGGGCGAGGTCTTTCTCGGCGTCCTTGACGTCCATGACGGCCTGGCGCTGGTCCAGCTCGGCGTCCACGAGCTGGTTGTTCATGTCTTCCAGGTCGCGGGCGCCCTCACGGCGGGCCTCATTCAGGTCCGTTTGCGCCTCGGTCGCTGACTTCTGCGCGTCGGACAGGGCCCGCTCAGCGTCCTTCACGCGCCTGGCTGCCTGTTCGTTCGCGCGTGCGGCCTGCTCCGTCGCATCCTTCACCGCGCGCTGCGCGCTGGCGAGCTTGTTCGCGCCGCCCGCAGCCCCGCCAGCTGCCTTCCCCGCGTCGGAGAACGCCGCCGACAGGGCACCGCCCACACCCGCCGTGCCGATCTTGATGGCGGCGAACGCCTGCCCGACCGCCAGCACCGCCGACGCCGCCACCGCGGCCGCGGGGACGATGTTGACGAGCGCCCCCGCCAAGCCAGCCGCTGCCGGCACGGCGCCACCGAGCTTGGCGGCGGCGAGCCCGGCCTGCCCGGCGGCCGAGCCGATCGCCGACGCCAGCCCGGCGATGTTCCCGGCCTCGTTGCCGAGCCTGCCCAGGTCCCGGGTCGCGCGCCGGCCGGAGCCGCCCGCACGGTCCGTGTCGCGGGCGACGTCGTCCAGTGACCTGGACAGTTCGACGAACCGTCCGCGCACGTCCCGTACCCGGCCGTCAGCAGTCCGCTGGAGGCCGCGCATGGCAAGCTCGGCCTGGAGGATGCCCCGGCGTGCTGGGTCTGCGTCCACGTCGAATGTGGCGACGAGCTCGCCGACCGTCATCGCCATGGCGTGCCCCCTTCGTGCTCAGCCGCGTAGGGCTGCCTGGATGCGGTCTGGGTCATCGACAACGGACAGCTCACCCCGGGCGACCTGCCGGAACACGGCGTCAGCCGACAGGCCGCCGAGGAGCGCGTTGAAGCGGCGCACGGTCAGGCGCGCGATGTCTTGCGGGCCGAGGCGGTACTCGCGCTGGAAGTCCGCCTCGATGGCCCACCAGTACCGCTGGACTGCGAGCGCCGTGCGGCTCGGTTCGCGGGCGGTTCGGGGTCTTTTCCCTGCTCCACGGCCACGACCTGCTCATAGGCCTCACGGAAGGTGACCGCGACGCCGGACGCGTTGGCCATGCCCCACGCGAGTACGACCTTGAACTCGCGGGCGCCCATGCCGGCGTCGACCCACTGCTGGAAGACGCCGTCGCCGAACAGGCCAGCGACGAGCTCGTTGACGTCGTCGTCGCGTTCGGAGGTGCTGAGCGCGTTGGCCTTCACCTGGAAGTTGAGGGGCATGTCGGTCGGCACCTTGACGGTGACGCCGCGGATGACCTCGGTGGGGCCGCTGTCGGCGTTGACCTCGGCCCAGAAGCCGTCCCAGGACCCGGTGTCGCTGCCGCTGGCAGCGTCGTTCACGGTCACGGGCGGGGAAGGGTGGTCGACGGGCCGGAACGTGTGAACGTCACGGACCAGGACACCTTGTCGTTGTTGCCGCCGCCGCTGTCGCCCATCTCGGCGGTGGCGGTCCACACCTCCCACGTGGTGTCGCCGGGCGCGGCGAACCGGATGCGGCCGAGGGAGGCGGTGCCGACCTGGTCGGCGAGGGTCTCGACGAGCTGCTGGCCGGGGTCGAGGGCACCGGTCGCCGGGTCCTTGAGGCGGCGTCCCTCCAGTTGGAGGGTCTTGCCGCGCTCCATGACCTGCTGCTCGGTGGCGCCGCCGCTGGAGAAGTCCGTAGTCGCGGTCGTCTCGCTGCTCCGGCCGACGCTGAACGTCTCGATGCCGTCCTTACCGGCGCCGATGTCGACGTAGGTTCCGGGCGACGCCGGGTTCTCGATCTGGAACTCGCAGTCGCGGGCGTTGTACTTCTCGGTGGCCATGGGGTCCTCCGGGCATGGCTGAGGAGCCCGCACACGGGCGGGCCGGGGGTGGGGTTGCTATTCGCGATGTGCGGTGGGCTGCCGGATCTCGCAGCGCACGTTCACGACGTGCTCGTGCCGCCCGTTCTCGTCGCGGCCCATGGACTGCGGCGAGGCCTGCATGGAGACGCACAGGATCAGGCGGGTGCCGTCGGGCAGGGTCAGGGGGCCGAGGCCGTGGAGCTCGGACCGGATGGCTTCGCAGCGCTGCCGGGACACGCGCGGGTCCGCGGTCCCGCGCACGCGTACCTGCACGCGCGGCTCGTCGTAGGGGGTCTTGCTGTCGGGTTCGGGGCCGCCGTAGCCAGTGAGCACGATGCACTCGTCCGGGGTCGAGGGCATGGCGTCGAAGAACAGGTCGCCGCCCACCCCGTCCGGCTCGTAGGTGGTCAGGCCTTGCGCGGCGAGGTGGAGGGCCAGGCCATCGAGGAGGTCAGCCACGGCGCAGCCCCCCGAACAGGCCGCCGCGGCGGATCTCCGCGGCGATGATGGCCAGCACGACCGGCGCCTCCCTGTTCATGGGCACCTCCAGGTACTTGGCCTGCCGCCCGGGCAGGTGCCGCCACGTCAGCTCCTCGTGCTGCCGGACCGCGTACACGGTGTCGAAGGTGACCGCGCCCTCAATTGCCGCGTCGTTCATCACGACCCGCCCAGACCGCTCGAGGGTGCCCTCCTCCAGAGGGACGATCTTCCGTGCCTCGCCGAGGACGTGCTCCAGGCCCTTCTGCAGGCCCGTGCGGGCGTTGCGCTGGGTGCGGGCCAGCCAGGCCCGTCCTTCCCACCGGAAGGAGGTTGTCTGCGCCACAGCGGCCTCCTTACGTGAGCTGGAGCTCCAGATGGTCCGGGGTGGGCAGGCCCCCGCCGTCGCGCCGCAGCGCGGCAATGACCCGGGTCTTCCGGCCGTCCGGCAGGGTCACCCGCGACTCCGGCGGAGCCACCGTGGCGAGGCGGCAGTAAACCGTGCTCGACGACACGACCACCTCACCCGCCGGGTTCCGGACCTCCCGAGTCTTCTGGTCTAGGAAGCCCCGCACAGCCGTGGCCGGCCCGTACCTGGGGCCGTTCGCGGACTGCCCCAGGTACGGCTCCACAGTGACCACGTGGCGCAGCAGCCAGCCGGGGATGCTCACCACGTGGTCACCTCGCCGATCCGGAACACGTCCGGTGTGAGGTCCGGCGACTGCAGCGCGTCCACGGCCTCCGGTGCCAGCTGGCGGGCGGGCGACGCCTCCGGGGAGACGTTCGTCACCGACCGGCCCAGCTGCACCGAGCCGATCCCGACCGACCCCCACCCGGCGCCCGCCGCACCGGTGGAATCCCCCAACTCGTCCCACCAGAGGACCTGCGCCACCACGGCGTCGCGGATGGCGTCCGCGACGACCTGGACGGTGGGCATGCCATCGGAGTCAACGAGGTACCAGCAGTACCGCAGCACACGGCTCTCCAGCATGCGGGCCGCGCGGGCGAGCAGCTGCTCGGCGTCGTCCGGGGCGGTGGCGCCGAGGTCGGCCGGGGTCGCGTAGATCCTGGCCACAGCGACCCCCTTACGCCGAAGCGCCGATGACGATGATGTCGTACGTCACCGAGGTGCCAGCCCCGGAGTTGGCGACCTTCAGCAAGTCGCCGGTGGCGGCCGTGACCGCGTACGCCACGGCGTCCGGGGCGAACACGGCCAGGAGGCCTCCGGGGCGGATGGTGGCCGTGCCGGTGGCCCCGAGCAGCGTCGTCCACGGGTTGGCCGCAGCCGCCCCGATGACGACGTTGTTGGTGTTCCCGGCGGCCGCGCGGACGATGAGGCCCTTGACCCGGGCGAACGTCAGGGTCCCGCCGAAGGCGTCGACCAGGACGCCGGCCAGGTCCAGGTCCTCGGTGGCCGAGGCTGCGAGGGTCCGCTGGTCGGAGAACAGGCGGTCGGCCTGGTTGGCGCCGGTGCCGGAACCCAGGGCGATGGCGGTGGCGAAGTCCAGCTGGGCCTGGCCGGTGACCAGGTCGAGCGGGTTCGTCTGCAGAGCCGACGCGCTGACCTTGAGGGCGGTGTTGACCAGTGGCATCAGGAACCACCTCCGTCGTGGAAGCGCGCGGCCAGCTCGTCACGCGTGGCCTTGTCGGCGGCCTCCTGGTCCACGCCGTGCGCAAGCGCGTAGGCGACCCAGTCAGCCTTGGATGCGGAGCGGGCCGGGAGCTTGCCGTCGTCCGCCGGCGGGGCGGTCGGCTCCGGCTCGGGGTCGGCGATGCGCCGCCAGTCGCTGCCGGGGTCGTCGGCGAGCTGCGCCAGGCGCTGCTCCTCCTCGGACCCCGGGACCGGCCGCAGACGTTCGGCGACGTAGTTGCCAGAGCTGCGCTCGTACGTGGCCGCCATCAGAGCTTCAGTCCCGTCATAGCGCCGTGCGCGGCCTCGTTGCCGAACTTGAGGCCGATCTCTCCGTACAGCTGGACCTGGTCGGAAGCACCGGTCTTGGCGAGCGGCTCCTCGAAGAACACGCCCTTACCGGGGATGTTCATGAAGACCGGCATCAGCTGCTCCAGGGAGGCCACCACGATGGTGTCCTGGGGCATGTGGCGGTCCATCATCACGGAAAGGGTGCCGAAGTCCGTGATGATCGTGTCCACCGCGACACCGCCGACGTTGCGGGATGTCTCGGTGAACTTGCCGTACGAGTCCGCGAAGGCCTTGCTGACCGCCCGGCGCTGCGAGGAGTTGCACAGCAGGGTCGCGGTCGCCTGCTCGGAGATGCCTCCGTTGTCGTAGGCGAGCTGGAGCAGGTCGGACACGTGGTCCACGGTCAGCGTGGTCGACCACGGCTTGGTGTAGGCGATGCCGGTGGCGGTGCCCAGGGTGATGGCGGCACCGCCGGACGACTTGGACACCTTGAAGGTGTTCGCGTCGATCTGGTCGACGAAGTAGGTACGGCCAGCCACGATGCCGGTGGCTGCACCGGTCGCCGTGAACACGATCTTGTCGCCGTCGACCAGGCCGTGCCCCGTCGCGGTGATCGTGTCCGTCGCCGAGGTCGCGCCCGTGGTGGTCACGCCCTTGGCGATCCGGTTCGAGGTGATCGCGGCGAGCAGGCCCTTGGTCTGGCGGGCGGTCGCGTTGGTGGTCGGCTTGACGTACTGGCCGTTGATGAAGCTCCAGTTCACGTCGAGGGCGATCTGCTTGAGCGCCTGCTGCACCTGCCAGTCAAGCTCGCTGTTGACGGGGTTCTCCCCGCCGTTGTGGTTGAACGGCGCGGACTGCGGCGAGGCGACCTGGCCGATCGCGGCCTGCTTGGTGTACGAGACCGACACCTGCTCCTGATGGATCTGGAGCACGTTGGTGATGTTCCCGCGCACCCGCTCCTCGGCGGTCGGCGCGTTGGCGCCTTCGGTGCGGGTCCGCTGTGCCGGGTCGCGGAGGTCGTAGGACTCCCATTCGAACTCGGTGCTCGTGGTCATGCCGCCGCCGGTGAGGCCACCGATGGCCGACAGCAGCGGGGTGTCCTCCGGGGTCAGCCCGAAGAGTTCCCCCGTGTAGTTGGGCAGGTTGAAGGTAGTGCCCATCCCGGTGATGGTGCCGGCCATGAGTCACGCTCCTTACGTGGTCTGTGCGGCCTTGAGCCGCTTGAGTCGGATGGCCGTGGCGAAGTCCCGCTTGGCCTCGGCGTCGGCGATCTGTTTGTCCAGGGAGTCGCTCTGGTCACCGGAGCTCCCACCGAAGTCCCCGCCGGAGCGCCCCGGACTCTTGGGGGCGAGCTTCGAGAACTTGTCCACGGCGGCCTTGATCGCGTCGTTGTCGACCGCGCCGTCCTTGACGAACTTGCCGAGGTCGATGAATTCGGCGAACTCGCTGAGGTCGACGCCAGCACGGGCCGCAGCGGCTTCGAGGCGGGCCTGAGCGACGGTGGGAGCGGACTCGGCAAGGGCGGCCGTGCGGCCCTCCGTGCGAGCGGCCTCGATGGCCTTCTCCTGGTCGCTCATGTTCTGCTGCTTGAGCGCGGCGAGCTCCTCGGCAGCGGTCTTGTTCTCCTTGGCGCGCTGCTCCCACTGGCGGGCCATGGCCTTCCAGTCGGTGGTGTCGCCACCCCCGCCGGCGCCTCCTGCCCCGCCTTGGTCGCCGCTCTGCTGCTGGCCTCCGTCACCGCTGTTCCCGCCGGATCCGACGCTGCCGTCGCCCTCGCCGCTGCCACCCGCGATGGCGTAGATCGGCGTGCCGTTGCGGCGATAGCCGAGCACGTCCAGCGCCGAATGAGTGGCGAGAGGGTGCCTGAAAGGGACCTGCATGCTGTTCTCCCGTTTCGGGTGTGGCCGTGCCCGTGCGGGCGTGGCCGATGGGTCAGCGCGCCGAACCGATCTGCTCGCGCTGCGGTTTGCGTCGTAGAACCTCGTGCGCGGCCAGGTGCGCGCGCATCTCGGCCTGCCACGCTCGGACCTTCGCGTCGGCGCGGCGCCGTGCGGCGTCGTCCATTGCGGCGGCCGAGACGCGTTTCCAGCGGCGGATGTGCCGCTCGATCTCGCGTTGTCGTTGGGTGTCTTCATACGTCGTGCCTGGGGTCGCGGGCGCCTGCGGGCGCGTCGTGACCCCGGGCAGGTACAGGGACAGGGAGTGCCGACAGTTCGGGTGGAACAGGCCAGCGGCGCGGGCCTCACCGAGGCTGCCTGCCACGTGCACGGCGACCGTGGGCGTCACGGCCCGGCGCAGCAGGTTCCTGCGGGGCTGCTCGGGCGGGGCGGCGTGCGGCAGCCGCAGCGTGTGCGGCCCGTCAGCGCCGTTGATGGCCAGGACCTCGCCCTCCCACGGGCGGCACAGCGGACATTCCAGCGGGGCGTCGGACACGATGACCAACTGCTGCCCCAGCTCCACCAGGGAGTCGACGTGGCCCTCCACCGCGGCCCGCGCGGTCACGGAGCGGACGGCCATCTCGGCGTAGGACGCCATGTCCCATGAGCGGCCGGCCCGGTCCACGAACCCGGTGATCCCGCGGCTGGCGAACTGGTCCAGGGCGCGCTGGCTCGCCTGCCTGCGCGTGAGGCCGCCCAGGAGGACGTTGCCGGACGCCCGGGCCACCACGTTCCTGTACGCGTCCGTCACGGCCCGCGTGATGCGCTGGTACAGCGGCCGGGAGTCCTCGGCCCACGACGCGGCCAGGCGGTCCACGGACGGGGCGTTGGGGAGGATTCGGCGGGCCTGGAGCTCGCGGCCGATGTCCAGGGCCCCCAGCTCGGCCACGGCCGCCTGCCGGCCGCGGGTGTACGCCTCGACCAGTTGCTCCCGCACCACGCCGTCCGCGTCCTGCTGGAGCGTCTGGGCGATGACCTCGACGGCCTGCCTGAGATCGCCGATGCTGCGGAGCTTGATCTCCGCCCACAGCGGTGACTCAATGCCGGCCTCCAGCGCTGCGGCGAGGCGCTCCAGGAGCGCGGCCTCGGCGTCCGCGTACAGCTCATGAACCCGTGCTGCCAAGTCCTCCGCCATTGCTGGGGAAACCGGCATGTCCGCCCCCCTCAGCTCCGGTCATGGCCGGGTCGGAGACGGCGCGACCGGTCTCGCCGTGGATCGCGTCGACCTCGCTGCTCACCTGGTCGTCGTCCCAGTCCGGGTGGATGAGCTTGACCAGCGTCTCCGTGGACGCAGCCTCGGCCTGGCGCAGCAGGTTCGCGGTGTTCGCCAGCTCGGCCGGTCCGTCGCTGATGGAGTCCTGGAACTCGACGCGGGGCGGATCCAGCTCGAGGCCGGAGACGCCGAACAACGCTGCTTCGACGGCTAGCTGGGCGGCGACGATGTCCGCGATTCCAGGGCCCCAGTACAGGGCCTTGCGCGCGCGGGTGGCCATGCTGCGGCGCTCGCGGGCGCGGATCTCGGTTGCGGTGACGGCGGCCCCGTCGCCGGTTTCGCCGAACGTTGCCGCCGAGTAGCCGGCCTGCCGGACGGCCTGCTCCACAAGTTCGCGGCAGGTGTCGCGGTGCTGCTCCACGCGGATCTCGAACTGCACATCGGTGATCGGGTTCGGGTCGCCCGCGCGCGGCAACATGTTGAGGCCCGCGTAGACGCGCCGGTCCTCGTCGAAGCGAGCGCCCTGGCCGACTCCGTTGGACTGGAGCAGGGACTCGGCGACGATGATGCGGCCCTTGCCGTTCTGGATGTCCCGCATCCAGCTGGAGTACGTCTCGTCCAGCGCGTCGAAGAGGCCCTCGATACCTTGGAAGTCGGACTGCCCCCAGTGCGCGGCCTCGGCGATGTGCCTCCAGGCGCGCGCCGGCCGCATGTTGGGCACGTAGGCCGCGGTGAGGTTCAGCGGCGCCCCGGTCTGGACGACGTCCTTCAGGCCCCTGGTCTTGGGGTGCGCGACCAGCGGCTGCTTCTTGCCCAGGTCGCGCAGGCTGCCCCGGTAGAGGCCGTGCAGGATGCTGCCGCGCTGGTGGAGCTCCAGGTGCCGCCACACTGTGCGGTCGTCCTCGCCGGGGAGGACGGTCCAGAAGATGACCGACCGCAACTTGCCGTACGCAAAGTCGGGGACGGCGGAGTCGCCTGCGATGGGGCTGATCCACGGCCTGTCGGCGACCTGGTCGTCCCAGACGACGCGCAGGTACGAGCCGCCGAGCGCTGCGCCGACCTCGCCAGCCTCCAGCAGGGTGGCGTGGAGGCCTCCTTCCACAATCGCGTCAAGGCGGTCCTGCGTGGTCGGGTGCTCGCTGATGAGCGTGGGTGGCTCGGAGAACAGCAGATCGCTGGAGGTGCGCGCAATGTCGCCGGCTAGCGGCACGTGCAGCTTCTCGCGCTTCTGGTCGGGCGGGGTGGGGTTGCCCCAGAACCATCTGGCCATGGCGCCGACGACGCCACCGCGGTACTGGCTGGGCCGGTTCTCGGGCAGCTGCCGGTAGCCGCGGTTGAGGTAGCGCTCCTCGAGGCGGTCAGGCTCGGCGCTGTACCAGGCGTCCCAGTCGGCGAGCGCGGTCTGTACGCGCGGGTCGGTAGGCGGCCAGGGCGTGCCGTCAGCCGGCAGGGGCATCGTCGGCCTCCCTCGTGCGAGCGTCCATGGCGTCGGCCGTCTCGCGCAGCGCGGCAGCGACGTCAACGGTGGTCAGGATGCCGGGGCCGGTGGGTTGAATTTCGACGGTCGCGTGGCCGATCTTCACGGGGGCGCCGTTGCCGATGGTGAGGAACAGCGGGATCTCAGCTGCCATTACGCGGCCACCTCCAGGTGCAGGGGAACGTGCGGCCGCCACAGGGCCTCCGTCGTACGGATCGCGTAGCGCAGGGCGTCACACGAGTGGTCATCGATCTTCACTGGGGCGTCTTCGCCCTTCTCCGCCTTGTCGTCGTCCCAGACGTAACCGGGGAGTTCATCGATGAGGCCGGTGCAGGAGCGGTGGATCCGGAGTCGGCCGGCAGCGAATAGGGAGCCGACCGTGCCGATGCCGTCCTTCACCGCGTTGTCCGCGCCCGCTGGCGTGAGGCCGTCGCGGTGCAGCTGCTCAATGAAGCTGGCCGCGCTGGGGTCGACGACGACCCACTCCGGGCGCACGCTCAGGTCGGCGAGCCAGGACCGGACCGCGGCCGAGTACTCCACGTCGGTCATCTGCCGGCGTGCGGTGCGGGAGTCGTGCCGCCACTCAGAGGCGACGTACAGGCAGCCGTCCACGCCGAGGCCCAGGAGCACGGCGGCGAAGGCGTTGACGGTGCCGTAGTCGATGCCCACGGCCAGCCAGCGGCTGATCTGGGGGAGGATGTCGACGACGTGCCGGTCCTCGTCGAAGGCCTCGTAGATAGCGCCTTCGGCCATGACCCACAGACCCAAGACGTTGCGTTTGTAGAACAGGCCGGTGTGGCTGGACTTGATGCGGGCCTTGTACTGCTCGGACAAGCCGGGGTTGTCGTCCATGACGAAGTGCCAGGACCTGAGGCGGTTTTCGCGGGGCCGCTGCAGGTACTCCTTGCGGAGCCAGTGGCGCGGATTGTCCGGGTTCGTGGTGCCGAAGATCTTGCTTCCTTCGACGGAGCAGCGGGCGGTGAGCTGGTCGACGAACGTCTTGGGCAGGGTGGTCAGCTCGTCCCCGTACGCGCCCGCGCACGTCAGGCCCCTGACCTTGGGTTCGGCCTGGGCGTCGTTGGCGCCGAGGGCGTGCACGGTCTGACCGAGGACGGTCGCCGTGGGAGCGCCCGGGGTGTAGTGGATGTCCTGCGCCACCGGACCGAAGATCGTGGGGTCGGTCAACGGGCCGAAGACGTTGCGCGCGAGGGAGTCCCGGGTCCTGCCGACCATGACCAGCTCGCCGCCCTCGGGCCGGTTGGCCACGAAGTCCAACCAGCGGAGCAGGCTGGCGATCGTCTTGCCAGACCGGACCGAGCCTTCCCAGACGTTGAAGAAGGCCCGGGCCTCCAAGATGCTGTCGATCTGCTTCGGCGAAAGCGCGAGGTCACTCCGCATCGTCGGCCTCCGGTGGAGGCCCCCCGTGCCGCTCGGCGTAGTTGGCGGCGAGGCCGGCCATCAGGTCGCCGAGCATCGAACGGGTCTGTGCGGCCGGGTCGTCCTTCGGGGGCTCCAGCTTGAGGGAGCGGTCGAGCGCGGTGGCGACAGTGGCCATGAGGGCGCGCTTGTCGGCCGGCGTGGGCTCAGGGGCGGTGTAGGTGTCGAAGTCGTGGTCCTTGCCGCCCCAGTCGAAGTACTGGTGCGGCTGGGTCATCTTCGCGGCCTCACGCTCGGCGATGTCCTGGAGCGTGATGGCGAAGGCGGCGCGGCGGGCAGCCAGCGAGGCCTTGCGTTCCTCGGTGGCGACCTTCGTCATGGCTGCGCGGCGGAAGGTGAGGCCGAGTTCCTTGGCGATGGTTGAGACGGTGCGGGTGCCGCGGCCGATCTCGCGTGCGATGTCGTTGCGGCCGAGGCCTTGGGCGTGGAGGCGAGCTACGGCGTCGCGGTCTTCTTGGGTGACGGGGCGTGCCTTGGCCATGGTGCGGCACCTCCCCTGGGAACGCGAAAGGCCCCCGACAGGGAGGCGGGGGCCTTTCGTGATGTGCGTCTGAATCCGGGCACGCCGGATCTGCGGGCCAGTGTGCGTCACATGATCGGCCTGCGTCAAGCGACTACTGCTGCGGCGGCTGCTGCCAGTTCTGCTGCTGAGGCTGTGGGTACCCGTAGCCGGGCGGCGGAGTCTGCCCGGGCGGCGGGCCGAACTGGCCCTGCGGCGGGTACGGCTGCTGCGGCGGCGGGCCGTAGGTGGTGATGGTCTTCTTCCTGCCGACCATCGCGGCGATGGCCCACACTGGCAGCCACAGGCCGCAGGTGAGGATGCTCAAGATGATGTGCAGGGTGTGGTTCGCGCCTTGCTTGATGACTTGCTGCTGCATGTGCCCCCCAGCGGTGCGTGGTGATCGGGCCAGCATGCATCACCGCATGGAGATCTTGTAAGCGTCGTGACGGCTTCGTGACGTGCGGAGGCCCCGCTGCACACGGGGGGGGCGTCAGCGGGGCCTCGGGCCGGGCGGTACCCGGTATGAAACGCCAGTGTGGCACCGGGGTCTGACAATCAGCCGCCGGTTCCCTTGGAGATCTCGTACCGGCGGGTCTCGCCGGGCCGCCTGATGATCGTCATCCCCTCTCCGATCTGCTCCCGGCGGATGGCGTTGGTGTTGGTGTTGGCGTGCTGACCTGCGGCAACAACGCCAACAGGGGCGCTGGAAGGGGCCGGGGAGGGGATGGGCGGGAGGTCCTTCCTGTGGACGCCCGGACCGTTACCGCGGGGGGTGCGCACGCCAGCGCTCACACGGATGCCGGCGGCGACGAGCAGTTCGCGGACCGTCTTGGTGTCGGGCGCGTCAAGCGCTGGGGCGAGCGCGGTGAGTAGGGCGCCGCGGTCGTCGCCGATGACGTCCCGCACGGCGGCGCGGACTTCCTCTGGGGTCAGCGGCTCGGCCTGCTCCGGCTGGTCCTCCGCCTCGCCCGGCTGCTCGTCCTCGGCCTGCGGTTCGCGGTAGCCGATGGCCATCGCGACGACCACCAGGACGCTGCCGGAGCCGATCGCGAGGTAGGTGGTGTAGGGGCAGCCGATCGTGACGGCCGCGGCGGCCGCTACCGATGCGCACCGCCACCAGGGGCGGCTGGGGTCGTCGTCGGTCCGGGTGGTGCACCACTGCCACAGGCGGCCGCTGAGGATGGCGCAGCCGCGCCCTGCGGGGGCCAGGAGCGCGCTGCCGAGACCGGTCAGGCCCGCGCGCTGCACCAGGCTGGGGCGGGCCGCACCGCCTGGTGGTGCGGTGGTGGTGCGGGGCGCACCGGGGTGGCGCGCCCCGGTCGCGGTGTGGTGCGGTGCGACGGTCATCAGGCCATCGCTCCGAGGGCGACGAACGCGGTGCCGACCAGGTCGCCGGGCAGGGCCCACAGGCCGCCGGCGGTGGCCCAGACGATGGCGGCGAGGATGCACAGGATGCCTGCGCGGCCGGGCTTGAGCGGCGCGAAGTACATGATGATCAGCAGGAGGAGGGCGATGGCGCCCATGCCGATGGTGCCGAACGGTCCGCCGCTGTGGCCGACGCCGAGGCCGGCCAGGGACTGCTGGGTGAACTTCTCGGGGTTGGCCCAGACGGCGCCGGCGGCCATGTAGGCGGTGCCGGCGGCGAAGCCCACCAGTTTGGCCTTGCCGGTCTCCAGCTTGATCTTGCCTCTGCCGCGGCAGCCGAGGATGAGCAGGACGGTCAGGGCGAGGGCGAGGCCTCCGGCGCCGATGCTGCCGAAGACGGCGGCTCCGGTGTCGGGTGCAGCGATGATCACGGTGGGTGCCTTTCGGGGTCAGAGGGCGGAGCCGGGAGCGAACAGCAGGAGTGCCAGCGCCGCGGTGGCGAGGGGTATGTGGACGCACCAGACGACGACCGGGCGGAACGGGGCGGGGATGGCCAGGGCGCGGCCGCCGGCGGCGAGGATCCCGGTCACGGCGACCAGGCCGACGCCGAGGCTGAGGCCGCCGCGCGGGCCGGCGGCGTGGATGGCGTCGCTCATCAGCGGACCGAGCTGTAGCGCGTAGCCAGTCGCGGCCGCACCGCCGTGGTACGCCAGCCACATGGCCTCGCGCGTGCGGTCCCGCCGCCGCAACCGGGCGGGCCCGGGCGGTGCGGGCGGCTGCTCGATGGTGATGCGCAAGCCGGGCAGGTCCGGGTGGTCGACGGTCACCGGCGCGGGCGCGGGCGGCGGCTCGTCCTTGGCGAGGCGCTGCGTCATCCACCAGCGGATGCGGCGCTCGTCCGCGCCCTCGGTGGCTCCCTCGGGCAGCTGCTCCTGGTTCTCGGCGTACAGCCGGTCCCACCAGGCGGTGTCGTGGTCGGTCGTCACGCGTAGCCGCCTCCGCCCTTCCCGATCCCCGCGGCGTCGTGGACCTTGGCCTTCTTCGCTTCGCGGGAAAGAACGGTGCGGACGTAGGGCTCATCAACGGTGATGCGGTTGACGCGCCGCACACGGTCGACGATGTCGGCGGCCTTCGGCTTGGGGCCAAGGTGTGCTGCGGCTTCCAGGATGGCCGCAGCTTTGGACGGGGGCGGTAGGGCTCCAACCTGGTCCGCGTCTGAGCGCGCATCACTCGTATCGCTGCGTTCCACGGTGACGCGCTCGCCCGGGCCGTGCAGGACGAGAGCAACTTGGATCATGTCGACGATCACGCCGTAGGTGACGAGGAGCGCGGCGAGTTCGGCCGGCGGGAGGTCGGGTTGCGCATCATGGGCGATGCGGATCGCATCAGCGGGGTCCATTTCGGCGAAGCGGCGGCGCAGCACTTCGGTGGCGCTGTGCCGGTCGGTACTGACGGCCGCTTGCGGGGGCGGTGGTGTGGCGCCGTGCTCGATGTGATCAACGGCGCGCGTTTTGACGGCTTTTCCGGCCCGGGCCGGGGCGAGCAGCCAGGCCCAGCCGCCGAACACGGGGAGCCGGTAGGGCTGCTCGCTGCGTGCAGCTCGCGCGTCGGCTCGGGGTCCAGCCCACGACAGCTCGGAGAGGAGGAGCAGACCGATGCTGGGTACTGCGAAGAGCAGGGTCGCGGCGGTGCCGCCGTCGATGAGTTCGGCGTGGAAGCGGTTGAGGTAGACAGACACTCCGACCATGCCGAGGGATGCCAGCCGTGCACCAAGTGCTGAACGACCGGCAGTCGCGGCCTCGGAGGCGAGGTGAAGGCAGGCGTAGGCGATGCCGTCGAAGACGAGGAACGCAGCGAGGGCGATGGCCTTGGGGGCGTCGTAGTGGCGGGCGACGGCGTACAGGGACCAGCCCGTGGTGGCGAGCGCGGCGACCGAGACGATGGCGAGGGCGGCGCGCTGGGCGCTGCGGTTCACGTGATACTCCTGGTGATGCGTCGTGGTGCGCGGCTGATGTTGGTCACGGCTGGCCGCCGTCCTGCGGTCCGCCCCACGGGGTGTAGGTGACGGGGCTGCCGTCGATCCACTCGCGGAGCAGCTCGGTCATGCTGGCGTGCGCTTGACCGTGGCTGATGACGGCGTTGATGGTGCTGAGCGCATAGGAGGCGCGCCGCTCGAGCAGGCGGTGATGGGCGCGCTCGTCAGCGTCGGTTCCGGCGGCCGGCGGGATGGTGAGGGCGTCGTGGACGGCCTGGAGCAGCTCGTGGACGTCGTCGGGGAGCGGCACGGTCTGTCCCTTCCGTGGGTAGGGGCCGCGCCCCCGGGCCGTGGGGGACAAACCCGGGGGCGCGGCTGTCGGTGGGGGTCAGCGCTGGTGGTCGGCCCAGGCCCAGCCGTCGCGGTCAGCGCGGGTGGCGCCGGTGCGGCGGTGGTCGTGGCGTCGGCGGTCGGAGCGCTGCTGCTCCTTGCGGGCCTTGCGGTCGGTGGCCGACTCGCGGCCCTGGTAGTGCTTCGCGAGTTCGCGGTCGTTGCCGCCGCGCAGCCAGGCGAGCATCAGCCGGCCTGCTGCTGCTTGTTGAAGTCGGCGCGGACGTGCGCGTTGGCCGCGTAGTCGCGGGCGCAGGCGGCGATGGTGGCGGGCTCGGCGAGGACGCTGCTGGGCTGCGGCAGGTTCGGCTCGTCGTCGCGGTGGCTGTCGCTGCTGGGGGTGGGCTCGGTACGCTTCGGCATTGGATCTCCGTTCGCTTCACAGGGTGTGCGTGGGTCCTGGGGCTGCCCCGGCATTGAGGAGCTGCGAACTCCTGCCGGGGCAGCCCGTTTTGGTGGCTGTGCGGATTGCTTCCCCCGAATGTATGGGACCCCCTACACTCGGAGCAAGCGGCCCGCCCAAAGAGATGAGGCCGGGTGTGACCGAGGAGGCCCAGCGGGTGATCGACGCCATGAACGCGGTGGAGGCGATGACCGACCCCGAGCAGCGCGCGAAGGCGATCGGCGAGGTGCTGGCCGACCAGGCCGAGCGGTCGAAGCGGTGGCGGGAGGACCGGCGCCAGGTGGTGTTGGAACTGCGGGCGCAGGTGCCGCCGGTGTCATACCGGAAGATCGCGGCCCTGCTGGGGGTGTCGCTGCGCACGGTGCAGGACATTGAGGCCGGCTACTCGGGGTCGGGAAAGCACAGGCCGCGGAAGGCCGAGGAGGCCGAGTAGCCCCGTAACGCGCGACGAGGCCCCTGTGCTGGGAAGGTTGTTCGTCAGGGGCCTCGACGCGTTGTCCCGGAGCCTACGCCGCGCAGCTGGCCTCTGACCAGGTGCGGCCGCAGTCCGTGCACCGAGCGGTTGGCAGGGTGCCGGCCCCGCCGTGGATCTCGATGCCACCACCGCACAGGGGGCACGGCTTCGTGATCGGGGCGATGCAGTCGGCTATGTCCAAAGCGTTCTCGACGCGCTGCGCGCAGCTGCGGGCGACCGTGGCGACCTGCTCGTGCTCGCGGTCGGTGAGGCGACGGAATGGCCCGGGCGCGCCCTGCACCCTGCCCAGCAGCCACAGGGCGGCGTAGGGGGCGGCCGGGCGGGTGGTGGTCTGGAACTTCCACCGGCGGGGGTCGTTGCGGTCACGCAGGGCCGCCTCGTGCTGCCGGTTGTGGTCCTGCCAGGCCCGGCGTTCCTGCCAGGTGGTGGCCTTGGTTGCGCGGCGGGGGGCCGGCGGCTTCATGGGTTCGCGCTGTACGAGAGCGGCGAGCACATCCGCGGCCTCGAGGAGGTCTGCGTGCACGGCCTGCATGGTGTCCAGCACGGTGACGCGCAGTGGGATGGGGCGGACGCCGGGCTGTGCGGGGTCGCGTTCGAGGGCGCGCAGGGCGAGGGCGCGGTGGCGTTCGGCTTCGGCCTGCTCCTGGTCTTGCTGGTCGAGGGTGGCGAGGTAGTCGCGGAGGCCGGTGCCGAACCACGTGGTTTTGCCGGGGGCGCCGAGGGCTTCGTTGAGGTCGCGCCAGTGGTGGATGACGGTGGCGAGGTCGCGTTGGGCGGTGGCGGTGGGTGTGGTGCTGGTGGTGGTCATCGGCGCTCCGTGCGGCTGGGTGGGGCGGTGGTTCGGGGGTGGGCGCGCCCGCGTTGGGGGGTACGGGCGCGCCCGGGCTCAGCGGCGGGGCGGGGCGATCGCGTCGTGCAGTTCGGCGAGGCGCGCGTCCCACCAGCGGGCCATCGACGTGCCGAGTGGAGGCGGGCCGGCCTTCGTCCACTGCTCGTGCAGCTCGATGACGCGGGTGACGTCCTGCTCGGCGGAGCGGTGGAGCGCAGAGAGAACGTGGGTGGTCGTCTCCGCTTCGGTCGCTGCCGGGGTGGGCTCCGCCTGCTCGTAGGTCTCGGCGAAGATCGCGGGCTTGCAGGGGTACAGCTCGCCCTGGACGCCGCAGATCAGCCAGTCGCCGGGCGAGGCGGTCATCACCCCTTCCAGCGTCTTGATCTTCATCTCGGGGGCGGCGAACTCGACGTCGAACTCGATGCCCTGGCGCGCCACGGTGTGGGCGAGGAAGGTGGTGACCTCCCCTGCGTTGTTGCCGTGCCACTGGACGGCCTGGATCTCGACGGGGCGCTTGCGGAAGCGGCTCATGGGCGGGGCTCCTGGTTCGGGGTGGGTGTGGGCACGGTGGCGGCTTGGTAGGCGTCGTGGCCGGCGAGGAGGATCAGGGCGGCGATGATGGCGAGGCTGGCGGCCGCGGTGGCGATGCCGGCGACGACCGCCAGGAGTGCCCTACGCATCGGCCTCGTCGCTGTACGGGTTGGCCAGCCACTGGACGTAGCCGTACTTCTGCTCGGTGGTGTGGCCGTCCCACTGGGCGCGCGGGTCGTCCGGTTCGACGTGCTGGACGTGCGTGAAGAGGTCGGCGTCGCGGGGGCTGATGTGCCAGGACAGTTGTCGGGCGCCGATGGTGAAGAACAGGAGCTGCCAGCCGGGCTCTTCGATGTCGGGCGCGGTGGTGATTACCACGTTGTCGAGGTAGACGCCGGCGAGCCAGGCGAGGAGTTGGGCGCGCTCGCGGTACGCCCCGTCGCGCTCGTCCTTCGCGTCCTCGAGCTGGATCGTGACCGCGTTGAAGGCCTTGATGGCGGTGTCCCTCTCGGTGCGGGCTTCGTCGCGCTGCGCCTCGGCGGACGCGTACAGCTCGCCCTCGTCGGGTTGCGGACGGGGGTGGCCGGGGCAGTGGAAGGGGCGGCAGTAGACCTCGTAGGTGTGGGCGTCGTGGCTGTCGTTGCGGCGGCAGGGCGATACGGGGTAGGCCTCGTCGGCCGGCGGCGGGGCGAGGGCGAAGGTCTCCCGGCCCGCACCCGCGGTCTTGGCGACGGTCTCGGCGATGCCGCGCAGGATGGACGCGATCTCGTCCAGGCGCGCCACCACGGGCTGCTCCTGGAGGACTTCCTTGGGGTTCGGGTTGCTCACGATCGGGTGCCTTTCAGGGGTGGGGCCCGGCCGCCAGGTGACGGCCGGGCGTGGGACGAGGGGCAGCGGGGCGGTCAGCCGCCGCCGCGCAGCCACCGGTTGTCCTTCGCGTCCAGCAGCGCCGCGGCGATGAGCACCAGGCCGAGGACGCCGAACAGCCCGAGGACGATCCACAGGAAGGTCACTGGGCACCGCCGACAGGCCGGGCGGCATCCGCCACGGCCGGCACGGCCACGTCGGCCGGACCGATCAGGTCCAGGACCAGCGCGACCGCAACCGCATGCGGAGCCGTCCGCACACCGAGCCGCGCCTTGATGTCCTTCCAGTACCCGATCACCGTGTTGGGCGAGAGGTGCATGACGCCCGCGATGCGTTCGTTCGTCAGGCCGTTCGCCGAGTGCCGCAGCACCTCCACGTGCCGGGGGTGGAGCCTGCGCGCAGGAACCGCGGGAACCGGGTCTGTGTCGGTCTGTGTGTCTGTCATGTTGATCTTCCTTCGTGCCGGGGCCCCGTGGGTTGGGGCCCCGGCGGCTACGCAGTGTGGGTGGGCTTAGAAGGGGGGCTCAGAGCCGTTGTCGACGGCCCAGGGGTCGTCCTGTGACTGCTGGGGTCGCTGGGCCTGCGTGCGGCCGTTCTGGGCCTGCTGGGGGGCGTTCTCGCGGGCGCTCTTGGTGACCTGGGCGGTCTGGAAGGCGAGGTTGGGTCCGATGGCCCGGATGTTGAGCTCGGGCGTGGAGTGCTTCTGGCCGTCCTTCTCCCAGCTGCGGGTGCGGAGCTCGCCTGTGATGGTGACTTCCATGCCCTTGGTGAGGGTTTCGGCGACGTTCTCGCCGAGCTGGTTCCAGGCGGAGCCGGTGACCCAGAAGGTGTCGCCGTCTTCCCACTGGTTGGTCTGCTTGTTGAGGCGGCGGCTGTTGAAGGCGAGTCGGATCTTGGCGACGGCGTGGCCGTTGGGGGTGAACTGGAGCTCGGGGTCGGCGACGAGGCGGGCGACGCCGTGGATGGTGGGCAGCATGGTGGTTCCTCTCGGGTTGGTGGGTCAGCTGGTGGCGCCGGTTTCGGACCGGCCGGTGTAGGGGTCGGCGTCGATCGGCGTGTAGGGGATCCACGGCCAGGCGTTGTGGCCGTGGCCTTGGCGGAGGTAGTGGGGGAAGGCGCGGTCGTCGCGCATGCCGCGCCAGGGCACGAAGCGGCGGGCGCGGTCTTCTTCGGCGGAGCGTTCGTCTTCGACGGGGCGGAGGCCGAAGCCGAATTCGGGCCAGCGGAGCCAGAGGCCGCTGCCGGCGGGGCCGAGGCCGCGGGGGCCGAAGCCGTTGCCCTTGGCGGCGTGGGCTTCCATGAGGAGGGCGCAGTTGGCGGTGAGGCGGGCTTCGGTGAGCGCCACGGTGACCTTGCGGGCGTGCTCCTCGCTGTTCGGGTCGCCTTCGTGGAGCTGGTAGATGGGGCCGATGACGAGGACGTCGGGCATGACGGTCTCGACGCGGCGCATGAGCCAGGAGCGGCCGGCGGCCTTGGTGAGGTCGACGCCTTCGGGTCGGCAGTCGATGTGGAGCTGGCCGCGCTTGACCGGCATGTGCTGCGCGGCCGCGGTGTTCATGAGGTGCCGGTACTTGCGGCGGGACTGGGGGCCGCTGTTCTCGCAGTCGAGGACGAGGACCTTGGCGGGGCCGTACTCGTTGGGGGTGTGCTCGAAGGGGTGCAGGCCAGCCGCGAGGGTCACCGCCATCTGCCGGAGGAGGACGCTCTTGCCGCCACCTTCACCGCCGGTGAGGATCATGCGGTCTGCGCGTTCGAGCAGGTTGGGGACGATCCAGTCGTACGTGTCCTCGACCGCGAGGAAGTCCCACATGTCCTCGACGGGGCTGTCTTCGCTGGCGCGTCCCGCGTCACGAACGTCGCGGGTGAGGCTGACGGCCTGCTCGGCGAGCTCGCCAGGGTCGCCGGCGGAGGGGTCGTAGCCGAGCTGGGCGATGCGGGTGCCGGCCTCGATGAGGGCACGGCGGAGGGCCAGCGAGCGGATGCGTTCGGCGTAATACTCGGCGTTGGCCGCGGTGGGGGTGACCTGCACGAGGTGATGCAGGTACGAGGCGCCTCCTATGCGCCCGAGGTCGCCGGTCTCCTGCAGGGCCGCGGTGAGGGTGATGGGGTCGACGGGCTCGCCTGCGTCGAGGAGGCGGCCGGCTACCTGGTGGATGGTGCCGTGCGTGGGCCGGTAGAAGTCGCCGGCGGACAGCATCTGGTGGATGGCGCGCGTGTGCCTGCTGTCGAGCTGCAGCGCGCCGAGGTACGCCTGCTCCGCTTCGAGGTCGGAGGGGGCGACGCGGTCGAGCAGCTGCGCGTCGTCTGGGGCGTCGTACAGGGTGGTCATCAGAAGACTCCTCGCTCGGCGGGGTCGCTGTAGCGGGTGGGCTTGGCGGTGGTCCGGGCGGCGGCTTCGCGTTCGGCGACGGCTTTGAGGCGCAAGGTGTCGTACTGCTTGCGGAGCTTCGGCATGCTGCGGACGTTGGCTCGCCAGAAGGGGTCGGCCTGGCACCAGTCGATGGCCTTGAGGACCTGGTCGACGGTGCGGCCGTCGCGGTCGAGGAGGAGGCGGGCTTCGTTGCGCCAGGCGTCGGTGATGGTGGGGCGCTTGCTGCCGTTGGCCTCGACGCGGTCCGCGAGGTGTGAGCAGATGCGTTCGATGTCCGCTCGGGTCTCGCTGAGAGAGGACGTAGTCCTCTCTATGGGGTTGGGGTTGGGGTTGGGAGCATCCGTTACGCCGGTGTTAGTAACGCCGTTACGCGGCGCGTTACGTTCGGGGGTGTCGGAGGGGGGCTTCCTGCGCTGCCGAAACGCTGCCTGACGTGCAGCGTTCTTGTCCCGAGCGGCGGTGATCTGGTCGGCGGACTTCTGGTAGTCGAGGTAGTCGTGGACCCGGTATCCGGTGTCTTCCTCGATCCACAGGCCTGCTTTCACGAGGCGATCGGCGACGAATCTGGCCACGCTGGTGGTGACGTCGCTGTTACTGGGGGCGTTAGTAACGCCGTTACGTTCGTCGGCGGCGCGGACGGCTTCGGCGGCGTCCTCGTAGTCGAGGAGGCGGAGGGCGACGCGGCGGGGGATGAGGCCGTCGGTGAGGTTGCGGTTGCACCAGGCCAGGCCGGCTACCCACAACGCGATCCCGAGCGCGCCGGCGGCGTCGAACTTCGGGTGGTCGTAGAAGTCGTCCGAGATGCGGACCCAGGCCACGTGGTGCTCCAGTCGGTCAGTCGTGATGAGGGGTGGGGCTGGTGCCGGGCGGCCTTCGCCATCCGCCCGGCACCAGCGGTCAGGGGTGTCTTGCGACCGCGGCCTGCGCGGCCCGGTAGCCCTCGGGGGTGGCGCGGCGCTTGCCCGACGCGATGGAGCGCTCATCGATGACGTGGGCGACCGCGTCCGGGGCGGGCGTCGGCCAGGCCCCGGCGGGCCAGCCCGGGCCGGGCTGCGGCCGGGCACTTCCGGCGAGGGCCCACGGGGCGTGCGCGTCGCAGCGCCAGCCGTACGCGTACAGGTGGAGTTCCCCGGTGTGGTCGCCCCGCAGGTTGCAGGTGTGCTCGGCCATCACGCGGACGCCGCCAAGCCGCTGTGCGCGGCCTCGTAGGCCTCGACGATGCGGCGCGGCAGGATCCCGGCCGCCGGGCAGTCGTAGCTGTTCTCCCGGGCCCACGCGCGGATCCGGAGGCTCTCCTCCTTGCTGCGCTTCGGCGTGCCGCTCGGGGTGGCCCCGGCGCCCTTGGCCTCACGCAGCCTCGCCTGCTCCCTGGCGAGCTCCGCCTGGAGCTCCTTCACGCGGGCCTCGGCCGCCGAGACGACCTTGTCCTTCTCCCGCATCTGGGCGAGCTCGGTGAGGGACGTGGCTGCGCGGGCTGCGAGGGTCTGCACGCGGCTGGAGGGGTGGCGCTGGCCCCAGGCAATGAGCTCCTGGGTGCCGATGACGGCGGGGGCCGGCGGTGGCGTGGGCTGCGGTTGGGTCATGGTTCTGGTGGCCTTCCGGTGGCGCGGTCGGGCAGGAGGGGTGACCCGGTCGGGGCAGGTGCCCGCGATCGGGCAGCGGGCGCACAGGGCGGCCGCGATCTGGCGGGCCTCGCGCCGCTTCTCGGTGCTGGTGTGCGGGTTGTTGATGGCGTCATAGACCGCACTGCGGCCCCGGCAGGGGGTGACCGCGGTGCTCACCCGGTCACCGCCGTGACGGTGTGGACCCAGTCCAGGGCTGTGTTGTCGAGGCGCTGCCGGGCCCGGGTGACCGCGACATAGGCGAGGCGGGCCTCCTCGCGGCGGAGGATCCGGTTGCCGGTCTTCGGGTCGGGCTTCGGCGGCCGGAAGTCGCCGTGGATCCGGACCTGAGGCCACTCGCGGCCCTTGGCCTTGTGCGCGGTGGACACGACCAGCTCGGCCGCGTCCTCTCCCGCCAGGGCCTCGGTGGCTTCGACGATGCCGTCCGGCCCGTAGTCGTCGATCAGCTTGACGAGCACCTTCAGGGAGCCGTCCTCCTCGTCGGCGTACTCGCGTACCGCGCCCCAGGAGGGGAAGGCCAGCAGCTCGGGGTGGTCGGTGGGCTTCCCGGCCTGGAGGTCGCGGGCAGCCCAGGCGAGGCGCTTCACCTCGGCACCGCCGCCGACGAGGGCGACCTTGCGGCCGGCGTCCAGGGCCTCGAGGACAACACCCATGGCGCCCGCGTTGGTGCGGCACAGGACCGCGTCGGGCTGGTCGACGGGGCCGACGGTGGATTCGGCCTGCTCCCAGCCGGTGAGGCGTAGCGGTGTGCCGACGAGGTACAGCCAGTCGTTGGCGGCGTCGGCGATGGCCGGCCCGAACCGGAAGGACTGGGAGAGGGTGCGGACTTCGGCGTCGAGTTCGCGCTCGAACGTTGTCAGGGAGTCCTTGGCGCCGCGCCACTCGTAGATCTGCTGGGCGCTGTCGCCGACGGCGATGCGCTGCGCGTGCTCCTGGTTGAGGAGGACCGCGGACAGGACGTCGTTGGTGTCCTGCGCTTCGTCGAGGAGGACGACGTCCGCGGGGATCTCCGGGTCGGACAGGGCCCAGATCTTGAGGTAGTGGTCGTGGCTCATCTTGAGCACGCCGTCCTTGGTGAGGATGTCGCGCCAGGCGGCGCGGGCAACGGGGAGGACGAGCTCGGAGAGCATGGCGCGGGCGTGGGGCGAGGTGAGGCCGTCGTAGCGGGGGATGTGGCTGCCGGCGATCTCCGGGTCGGAGCTGTGGCAGAACCGTTCCACCGTGTCGAGGGCGCACCGCATGACGACCTTGGAGGTCATGGCCTTGTCGGCGCCGAGGTCGGTGGGGATGCGCTGGATGCCGCCGGTGATGCGGTCGATGCCGAGGGCCTGCGCGGCCTTGAGCGCGGTCTGGCGGGGGCGTTGGATGCAGGGCAGGTAGCAGGGGTCGAAGGCGAGGCCGTGGCCGGTCGACGCGGTGACGTTGCCGGGGAAGGTGCGCTTCGCGTCCGCGGCGATGGAGCGGTTGTAGGCGATGTAGGTCATGCGGCGGCGCGGGTCGGACTTGGCGATCATCTTGAGCGTGGAGCTCTTGCCGCATCCGGCGCCGGCCTGGAGTACGAGGTCGAGTCCGTCGCTGTAGGTGTCGATGGCGTCGGCCTGCTCCGGGGTGGGGTCCACCACTGGGGTTTTCCTCCTTTCTGGGGTGGCGCGGGGCCCGGCGATGGGGAGGGTTCGCCGGGCCCCGCAGTCGTGGTGGATCAGGCCGCGTCGGCGGCCGGCTGGGCCTCGGCGTGGAGCTTGTTGAGGCAGTCCTTGAGCAGCTGCGGGCCCTCGTCGGCGTGCTGTGCGAAGTCGGCCAGCGTTTCGATCAGGGAGGAGGCCTCGCCCCAGGTGAGGTCGTTCATCGTGGGGACCGGACGGCCGACCAGCAGGGACACAGCCATGAGCCGCTTCTCCCGGTCGGGCTTGAAGGTGAGGTCGTTGAACAGCGCGAAGATCTTCCGCATCTGCGCGGCCGACGCCACGCCCTCACCGGTGGCGGGCTCGGCGACCTCAGCCGCAGCAGGAGCCGTCACAGGGGCCTCCGGCGTGCCAGAGCTTTCGGTGGAGGACGGCGGCGGCGAGGCCGGCGTAGTAGGGCCCGCGGCCTCCCCGGGGGCCGGGGCGGGCTGCGGCTTGAGCGCGCTGCCGTACTCCTTGATGAGCTCCCCGAGCGCGATGTCCGCGCCGGTGGTCGGGTGCGGGCGGACGACCTCGAGGAGGCCGCGCTGCCTCGCCTGACCGAACAGGTCCAGGGCCCCCTGGTACGTCAGGTCCTCGGCCCGCAGCCTCTCCAGGATCGCCTCCACCGGGTCCACGCCCTGGCCGAGCTGCTCCAGGATGACGGCGGCGATGTCCTCGCCCGGGTGGTGGACCTGGAGGTTCTCCAGGCCGGAGTAGCGGGTCTTGGTGACGGTGGCGGTGCCCTCCACCATGTCCATCACGACGTCGAGTTCGTACTCGGCGCCCTCGCGCTGGACGGCCTTGACGCCGACCTTGGTGACCTTCTTGCCGTCGATCACGTAGTCGCCCTTGGTGCGCATCGTGACGATGAGGTGGCCCTTGAAGTTGAGGATGGCGTCGAGCATCTGCTGCTCGATCGGGGTGCCGACTCGCCAGCCGCCGAAGGTGCCGCCGCTGCCCTGCTTGGACCCGGCCTGGTCGACGATCTCGAGGAGGCCGCCGCGGCCGTTGTAGAAGTGGGACCAGCTGTCGATGACGAGGACGGCGATGCCGGCGGCCTCGGCGACCTGGACGGCCTCGATGAGGTTGCGCGGGTCGTGGGTGTCCATGGGCATGTGGCCGAACTCGTGGCCGCCGAGCTCGGGGCGGCCGGGGACGGGGGCGTACTTGAGGGCGGAGCCGCGCTCGGTGTCGACGACGCCGATGGTGCCGCCGTTGGCGAGGCCCTCGGCCATGCGGAGTGCGGTCTTGGTCTTGCCGGATCCGGCGGGGCCTTGGAGGCCGATGCGTGCCTTGGCCTGCTCGCGGGTTGCCGGGGCGAAGGTGAACGTCATGGTCTGTGCTCCTGGTCAGCGGTGGGGCGCGTAGTCGCGGTGGCGGCCGGTCGGCAGGGGCTGTGGGGCGGTCAGGACGCGGCAGGCCTCGTGGCCGGGGTCGGTCACCGTGGGGACGGGCGCGGTCCGGCGGCGGCCTACGGCGGCCCACAGGGCGCCGGCGGGGATGCACGTGGCGAGGAGCGTGAGCAGCGCGGTCACTCGGGCTCACCGGCCTCGGCGACCTCGGTGAAGCGGTCGAAGAGGCCCGTAATGACCTGAGGAGCCCACGAGTCGTCATGCGCGTAGTGGACCCAGCCGTGGGCGTACCGTTCGCCGTTGCCCGGGTGGGTCGCCACATAGGTGACGGTGAACGGGCCGCCGAAGACGCTGCTGGTGTACGTATGGCCGGGCTGGAAGAAGCCGCCGGCCTCCGCGCCCTCGGCCGCGAGCTGCGGTCGCGGCGCCGCCACCTCAGCGCGGAGGCGGCCCACCTCGGCCTCAGCGTCCAGCAGACGACGGAGCACCGGCGCCATCCGCTCGCCCATGTACGACGAGAGGTTGAGGCAGAAAAGGTCCTCCCACGTCGGGTGCTCGTGCTCGCGGCGGTCGCGCACGGCCTCACCGAACGACAGGAGCAGGGAATCTGCAGCAGGCTTGGCGTCGCCGATCAGCGCGGCAATCTGCTCCCGCTGCTCGACCGGCAGGAAGCCGTAGGCGCTCATGCGGCATCGCCCCAGGCGGAGACCGTGCCGAACACGTCCGCGAGCTCGCCGAGCTCCACCTGCACGCTCACCGGCGCATCCGCCGGCATGCCGTCCAGGACGTACCGCGGGGTGCCGAACGTGATCGACGCCAGCCGCCAGTGCGAGCCGTCTGCCGTGCGCACGCCCACCGGCACGACCGGCCCGCGCTCCACCGACTCGGCCGCGCGCAGCAGCTCGACGACGATGGCCTCGGCGGTCCGGTGCGGGGCCTCGCCCCACGCCGCCAGGTGCAGCTCGCACTCCTTCGTGCGGGCCTCGTCCAGCGGACCGTGGCCGTCGACCAGGAGCCGCGCGGCCAGGTAGCGAATGGCCTCGTCGGCGAGCTCCGACGGCCCGGACGGGTCACCGGTGACGGCGCACCACAGGGCGGCTGCGGCCGACATGGGCCGCTGGGCGTTCGGCAGGTCCGAGACCTGGTGCATCGAGTCGGGCACGAAGCCGTGCTGGCTGTGCCCGTTGGTCTGGATGATCCCGGCGGCCCGGCGGTAGACCGGGGCGAGATCGATAAGGTGGCTCACGGTGAGCCTCACTCTCTGCTGGTAGTGGGGTGATCCGTGGGGTCGTCGGGTCGCATCCGGCGGCCCCGAGTTGTGTCAGGCGGCCTTGGCCTTGCGCTTGGCGTGGAGCGGGTTCCGGGCCGGTACGCGCCGGGCCTCGATGTACGCGGCGAGCGAGTCCTCAGGGATTCGGATCCCGGGGCGGGTGCCGGTGCCGACCGTGACGACGTCCAGGTGGCCGGCGGCGACGATGTCGTAGACCGTGGGCCGGGCGACGCCGAGGCGGGCCGCCACCTCAGCGGCACGAAGCAGTTGCGGGGCCTTCACACCGGCACCGTGGTGTTCAGCTGAACACTTGACACTCCGGACATGCTGACGGCCGGCGGGTCCTCGAAGTGCTCGTCCAAGTCCATGTCCAGGCGCTGGCAGATCTTCTCCGCCAGGGCCCGGGTGCACGTCTTGATCTTTCCGGTCTCCAGGAGGCCGATCATCGTGTGCGAGCAGCCCGCGAGAGCGGCCAAATCGCGCTGCGTGTACCGCATGCGCTTGCGACGCCTCTTGATCGCATCCGGGTTCTTGAGCCGCATCCACGTGGCCTTTCGCTTGCCTGATCGAGTACGCCTCATGTGTATCCCCCTTTCCATTCGTTGGCAAGTGGTCAGCTGAACAGTAGCCACTACTTTCCACCCTGGCAAGCGGGTGCGGGTGATGAGTGCGTAGCTCAGGGGCCCTGCGCGTACCCTTTGGCGCGAATTACTTGCCAGCCCGCCTGGATGCCGACTATGGCAACGGGCCCCGATGCGTCAGATTGGCGACATGACGACAAGCGACCTCGCCAGGCTCATCAAGGACCGCCTCGCAGCCCTCGATCTGAGCTACCGGGCAGCCGCCGCCCGATCCCGCGGCATGCTCACGCACGCGAACCTGTCCGCGATCGTCACTGGCAAGCACGGCGGGAAGCTGACGGAACGGACGCTGGACGGGCTCTCCCTCGCCCTGGGCCTGCCGCGCTCCGAGATCGAGCGGGCCGCCGGCATCTACCGGGAGCGGCCAGCCGAGCCGTTCCAGTTGCCCGAGGAGCTCAACCGGCTCAACCGCAAGGAACGGACTCTGCTGACGCAGATGGGGCTGGCACTGCTGGCCGCTCGTGAGGAAGGCCGCCAAGAGACGGCCGGGGGAGTGGAGAACGCGATGGATGAGGCCGCGAGAGAACTGGACCTTGAGGACATCGAGACGGTGGTGATCGAACGGGTCGGGGGACGGCCGTTCGCGGTGGCGCGGCCACGAGCGCTGGGCCCGATGAGCGAGCACGAGCGGCGGCAGCACATCGCTCGCGTGGAGCAGTTGGAGGCGGAGATGCGGCGCTCCGATCAGGGCAAAGAAGCGCCGTAATCTCGCTGTGACCTTCGGAGGTTGCGGACGGTGACGCTGCGATCTTCCTGTGCTGGAACTGGGATGTGAAGGGCCAGACGCGATCGTGACCATGGGTTTACTGTTCGAGATCACCTGAACCATTGGGGGGCTCCAGTGAACATGAGTAGCGTTCCGCGTCGCGCAATGCCGGTGCCAGCACTTCCTGTTGGTGCCATCGGCTACATGGTGGAGGCGGACCACGGGCCGGTTGTCGTCCTCTCTACTGAGTGGGGCACCGAAACCGCCACGCGAGCATCCGAGGCCATGTATAACGCCCTCCACGGGGCCCAACAGCCGGGCCCGGGCACGCGAGCGCACATCCGCAAGGTCGGCTAGCACGAACGGGGGGACCATGGCCTACATCCGGCAGCTGCCATCAGGAAAATGGCAGGCCACCGTCTGGGTCATCCCGAAGAGGAAGCGGGACACCGAAACGTTCCCGACGAAGAAGATGGCCGAGCGGTGGGCGCGCGACCAAGAGGTCGCCATCGCCGCCGGCACCTGGCGCGACCCGAAGGCCGGCCACGCCACCATCGGCGACTGGGGCCGCAAGTTCCTGGACGCGATGGTCGTCGAGCCGGGCACCCTCTACAACTACGAGGGGTACTGGCGGCGGGACATCAAGCCGCGGTGGGGCGAGTGGCGGCTCACCGACCCCACGCCGCTGCAGGTACAGCAGTGGATCGGCGACATGGTCCGCAACGGGCCCGGCGCGGCGACCGTGCCGAAGGTCTACAGCCTCTTCGCGCAGATGATGCGGGCCGCGGTGCGGGAGAGGCTGATCACCTACACGCCCTGCGAGGGCATCCAGCTGCCGAAGGCGCCGCAGAACGCGCACCGGTACTTCAGCCACCCGGAGGCCGACGCCATCCTCCACGAGCTCCAGGACAAGCCCGTCGTCCGCACACTGGTGGAGCTGAGCCTCTACAGCGGCCTGCGGTACGGCGAGGCGGCCGGGCTCCGCATCGACCGCGTCGCGTGGACCCGGCAGCGCCTCCAGGTCGTGGACAACTGGACGAAGCGCGGGATCGTCGAGTACCCGAAGACCAGCCGGTCCCGCCGTGAGGTACCCGTACCGGAACACGTGATGTTCCAGATGGCCGAGCTGGCGAAAGGCCGGCCGAGGGAAAGCCTCCTCTTCCCCGGCCCGGACGGCGGCGCCCTGAAGTACCCGACCTTCTGGGAGGTGCACTGGAAGGGAGCGCTGGAGCGGGCCCGGACGTGCCTGCACCAGTGCGGGAAGGGCGCTGACGGGACAGTGGCTTGCGAGCGGCCGGACGACCACGCTGTGCCGTACGCGAAGCCCCACACGCTGCGGCACACGGCGGCCAGCTGGCTCGTGATGGATGGGGTGGACCTTTACCGAGTGCAACACCTTCTCGGGCACGAGAGCTACGCGACGACGCAGCGATACGCGCATCTGGCGCCCGAGGCGTCGGATCGGATCATGGACGCGTGGTCGCGTCTGGCACCTCGTGACGCACCTGTGACGCACGTCCCCTCGCAGGGGCCTATGGGTGCGGTGGTTGACCTGGGGAAACGGGCAGCTGGACGTTGA